AGAGTGTACACATTATTGGAAGGTGAGCAGGGATGAAGGAATACGGCAAGGTTCACCAGTTGAGCGCGAGGCTCATTGACGACATTGGGATGCCGGAAGCCATCTCAATGTCACGCACCGTCTTGCAGCAAGAGGTACAAGCAGCGGGCTGGCCACCACCACCTGACGCCCTTCAGCCAACCGTCACATGGGAAGCACTCATCACTTTAGACGACCCCGAAGAAAGTCATGTCATTCCTTGCGTATCGCGGGAGCAGGCCGAAAGCCTTGGCGTCGCGTGGGCGGTCCTGTCGTTCTATTGGACGGATGGTGAGCAGGGATGAGCGCAGGAATTCGCCCTAGTTCCGATGCTCCAGTTGATAACTATTACTATCAACCATGGTGGGTAAGGGAGGCAATCCGCACTACCGAAATTTTGCGCAAGGTGGATTTGACATTTCTCAGCGCCAAAGATGTAGATTCACTCCATGATCTAAGGAAGGCACTGGAGGAGAACCTACCTACCAACAATAAATCTAACTAAACAGCAGTTTTAAATTTTTGATTTAGACTTTTCTGTATGTCTTACAAAGACCAAATTTTATCTTTGCGAGCAGAGGGCAAGTCTTACTCAGCAATACAAAACATTCTCGGTTGTTCTTTAGGAACTATTTCTTACTACCTAGGAGAGGGTCAACGAGATAAAACAAACAAAAGGCTTCGAAAGAGTAGATCAAAATTGCGAGATGAGTTACGTCAATTTAAAGAAGACAATGGTTGCATAGATTGCAATCAAAAGTATCCGCATTATATTTTGGATTTTGATCATCTACCGGAGTTTGAAAAGCTTGGAAATCCCATTAAAATATCTAGCAGAGTTTCTAAAACAAAAGGACAGGAAGAGATTAACAAATGCGAGGTTGTGTGCGCTAATTGTCACAAGATTAGAACATGGAAACGACAACATGGAGAACTTTGACCCCGAATTTGCACCCCAAAGTAACCCCTGCTACGCTAGTACCAAAAGGAGAGGCATATGGAACTGATTGACAAAGTAAGACAATACGCAGCAATCAAAACTCAACTTGCTGAGATTCAAGAGCGTGAGAAAGCCTTAAAGGCTGAGTTGCGTGAAACAGTTATGGAACTTGGTGAAGAGGATGCTAAGGGCAGCTTTGTTCTAGACATCTCTGACGAAATTTCTGGTGTCCGTAAGATGATTCAGCAACGTCGTGTATCAAAGACTTTTGATCCGGATAAGGCTGAGAATCTTTTGACTGACAAAAATTTGTTGGAGCGTTGCACTACTATGGTTCCTGTTCTTGATGAGCAGGAAATTCTTGCAGCAAGGTATGAAGATCTTCTTACTGATGATGACATCGACAGTATGTTCCCTGCAAAAGAATCGTACGCTTTCGTATTTGTGCAGGACTAATGTCAGATTACATTGAGCAAGCCTTTGCTGATTTGGATGAGTATTACCCAAATAGCAAACGCAAGCGCAGACAATCTCAAGAGCCTCAACAGGTTGAGATACTTGAATGGGACACCAAACCTACTATCAAGACCCTGCCTAATGGCAAAGACATTGAGATGTATACAATCAATGCCTTGGCTACAGCCCTCAACAGGCCTGTGCCTACGCTACGATTGTGGATGCAAGAGGGAAACCTACCAGCATCACCGTATAGACTTCCGACCAAACCGGATCGGAATGGCAAGGAAAGACCCGGAAGGCGTCTTTACAGCAGGCGCATGATAGAGTCTGCTGTGGAGATCTTCCAAGCCGCTGGACTCTTACACAGCAAACGTGTAGAGTGGGCTATCAACCAGAAGGTCACAGCAGACCTTGCTGAGGCGTGGAGTAACATCCGCGCTGAAGAAACTACAACTAACTAAGGAAACATCATGGCTAAAAACGCTACAGAGTACGTCGTCGAAGAAGACTTCGACATCAATGCCCGTCCGCAGACTGATGCAGATTCGCCTGTCATTAAGTCATGGGGCATCACCACTGAAGGTGGTGCAGGTGAGAAGTTTGCAGTTGACTTCAAGTTCACCGAAGACCCTCAGATCATTCGCTTCCACGCAGACTCATTCCCACCGTTCTCCTACAAGGAGCACTGGTTGAGTTCTAAGACTTCTGGCAAGCGCTCTTATGTTTGCTTGAACCCGAAGAACAAGCCTGACCTTTCTTGTCCATTGTGTGAGATGGATGCTAACATTCCGGGACAGACTCCGAAGGTCAAGACATCGTTTACTGTCGCTAACTTCTCTGCCGCTCCGTTCCAACGTCAGTTGATGACCGGCTCCAAGCGGTTGGTTGATGCTTTGTTTGCTATGGACTCTAAAGAGAATTTTGGTCCTCTTGAAGGTAAGTACTGGGCAGTTAGCCGTTCTGGTGAGAAGCAGAATATTGCTTACCACTTGACTCCGGTCAAGGAGCGCGATTTGCTAGAGGATTGGAAGATTGACCCAGCAAAGGCTAAGGAGTTCTTTGATGCAATGACTGCTTACGAGCCGTCTATCATCAAGTCCTATTCCCAAGCCGAGTTGCTTGAAGTCGCTCAATCTCTCTGACCCTAAGCTGGCCGTACCGGAGGAGACCCCCTTTCCGCTCCTCCGGTACGGTCTTTTGGAGCACTTGTGAACATCATTACTACATCGGAACAATTACAGGAGATGGTCGAGCACTATCTCCAACAGGACGCTTTCGCATTTGACGTAGAAACTGTAGGACCACGTCGTGGGCTTCCTGTAGTCAATGAAGTTTTATGGATCAGTTTTGCCACTCATGGTAGAGCTGATGTTATTCCTATGGGGCATCCTCATGGTGACCTTATTGAAGAGACTCCTATGCTCACCCCTACGGGTAAAAAGCGTGCCGAACAAGGGCTATCTCTTCGTGCTTCAGATTACTCTAAGAGCAAGAAAAACGTAGAGAAGATCTACTCTGAAGCTCCTTCACAACTATACCCGGCAGAAGTATTTGCCGGATTAAAACCCTTACTGTTTAGCGACACCCTCAAGGTTGGTCATAATCTTGTCTTTGATCTTTGCTCAGTGGCGAAGTATTACGGCGGAAAAGTTCCTAACGCCCCTTATTTTGACACTATGGTTGCTTCCTTTGTGGTGGATAACCGTAACAAGAATAAGTGCGGTCTTGATGATTGTCTCAAACGCGAACTTGGCTATGAGATGGTCAAGGGCGTAGGTAAAGAGGTTGAGGTTCATTCGTTTAGCGAAGTGGCTAAATACGCCTATCTCGATGCAAAGTACACGTTCTTGCTGTGGAAGAACCTAGCCCCACGACTTTCTGAGGTCAATCTTGACAAGGTTATGAAGTTGGAGATGGAGGTATTGGAAGTTCTGTGTTCTATGAAACTTACCGGTGCCCCTATTGATATGGATGCCTTATCCACGCTGTATAAACAGTTGCAGGAAGATATTAAAACGGCTAAAGAGAACATTTATAAGATTGCTAAGAAGCCTTTTAATATCAACTCTAACTCTGACAAGCAGATGTTGCTTTACGGCAGTCGTAAGGACGGCAACCGTGGTCTAAAGCCTAAGCTATTGACTACTAAAGGGCAGCAGAAAGAGCGTGAGGGTCGTGACATCCTTTTGTCTGACTGCTCTGTGTCAGCCGAAGCTCTAGAGTTTTATCGCGGTAAGGATGAGTTGGTAGATGCCTTACTTACTTACGCAGATTTAAATAAATTGCAATCAACGTATGTCATCCCCTACATTGGCGGTGAAGTGACTCGTGTTGCCATGGGTAAGGAAAAAACCGAATATAAGGAGAGCATTCTTGTCAATGGACGAATACATGCGGACTTCATCCAACACGGCGCGGAGACGGGCAGATTTAGCAGCCGTAATCCAAACCTCCAGAATGTCCCCTCGCCACATACTCCGCATGGCAAGGCTATTCGTAACCTATTTTGTGCCCCTGATGGTTACTCACTTATTGTTGCGGACTACTCTCAAATTGAGCCTCGTGTTATTGCCTCCCTCTCTCAAGATCCAATTATGCTCAAGAGTTATCAGGATGGGGGAGATATCTATACCACGGTTGCGGATACTGTCGGAGTTGATCGCCGCACAGGCAAGGTACTTGTACTCTCAATGGCTTACGGAGCAGGGCCGGACAAAATCGCTCAGCAGATTGGTGCGTCTTCAAAAGATGCTAGGGATCTCCTCAACCGATTTAGTGAAAATTTCCCAAGCATCGATAAATATCGCGCCAAGGTCATAGGAGTGACTAGGAATGGTCGCCCCCCTGTAGTAACCACCCTCTTTGGTCGCCGTAGGTACTTACCAGATATCTTGTCTAGAGACCTAGGTCTAAAGCGTTCAGCGGAACGACAGGCCTTCAACACAAAGATCCAAGGTTCGGCAGCCGACATCATTAAGTTGGCTATGGTACGTGCCCACGAGTTATTGCCAGAGGATGCTAAGTTGATTTTGACCATTCACGATGAACTGGTAGTATTGACCCCCGATAGTAAAGCTGAGCAATCTTTCGCTGCTATCAAAGAAGCTATGGAAGGGATTAACGTGTTAAAGGTTCCCTTGATTGCGGATGCCAAGATTGTTAAGCGCTGGGGTGATGCCAAGTGAAGTGGAATTTTTGGAAGCGCCCAAAGAATGAACCTACTAGAGGCGTTATTGAAACAATGCCTATGGCAGCTTTGTTTCGCTGGTACTGTTATGACCTTAGCATTGATAATGTTCATGAGTTATCTTTAAGTCTAGGTCTTACGCCAATTAGCAAAGAGGCTGAGGAATCCGAGCTTTCCGCAAGTAATGCCAGACTTGGTCAACTTAAAAGTTTATTTCCATTTTTAGATATGATTGCTCAAATTAATGCCGGAGTTATGTCAGAGCAACAAAAGAGTGTTATTGATAATCTTAGCCTCAATGATGAGCAAGTAAAGAAATTGCTTGATATGTTTAAAGAAAACTTTTATGGAATTTCTTTAGCAGCTTTGGTTTCTGCTTTCTCCTCAGGATTAGCGTTAAAACTGATAACTAAAGGCCCCGTTATTCCGGCAGGAGTGGTAGATCTATGAGTACCTCTAATTGGTGGGCGTCCAAGTTGGGGAATAACAACCCCCAACCTCAGCAACCCCCTTCTACCCAGTCATTGCCTCCACAATATGTGCAGCAGAATGTGCCACAGATTCCCCAGCCGGTTAGGGCTGAGACTTGTCCTAACTGCAATAGCG